AAGCCTATGAGGATGGTTGGCTCTCAGTCCATAGCGGTAGCCGTAATATCGGTTACAAGGTGGCGGCCTTTTATCAGACTCTCGCTGAGAAGCGTGTCAAAGAGCATAACTACCGCTTGATGAAAGAGGAGTTAAAGACCATTGAGCCTTGTAAGCGTGAGCAATGGATTGCTGAGCATAAGGTCAGCGTAAACCGTGACCTTTGCTACCTCACCGGGTATGATATGTTGGCTTACCTCCACGATGTAAACATTATGCAGGAATTTGCCAACGAAAACCGCCGCAGGATGTTACACACGATTGTAAAGGCTATGGGCGGTCAAATCACCGACCATATAAACTCCATCCACAATTACATTGATGTTTACCATCGCATTTTGAGAAAAGGTGCTATCTCCGCTCAGGCAGGAGAAATCCTCGTCATCCCTCTCAATATGAGAGATGGTATGCTCCTCTGTAAGGGTAAGGGCAACGTGGATTGGAACTACTCCGCTCCCCACGGAGCAGGTAGGCTCTATTCTCGTTCTAAGGCTAAGGAACTGTTCTCCGTGGAGCAATACGCTCAGGAGATGGATGGTATTTTCAGCACTTGCATCAACGAAAGCACCATTGATGAAGCACCTTTTGTCTATAAGAATTTTGAGGAGATTATGGAGTGTATCGAGCCGACCGTGGAAATCTTGGACAGGCTCTTACCTATCTATAATTTCAAGGCTAATGGATAGGAGGGATGACAATGGCTGATGCAGACAGATGTGTGATGTGCGGCGAGGTCATCCCTGAGGGCAGTCACATCTGCAAGAGATGCGAGAAGCACGACCCTAAGCCCAATACCCTCTACGCTATCCAACACCGAGAAACAGGCAAATTCATCACAGGTACGGACTTTCGCTACCCTCATTATCGACAGATAATCAACGAGTATCACGCTCCTCTGTTGTTCACAGGTTATGACATCCTGCACGAGTTAAAGCGTAGGAATGTCAATATGAAGCGATACAGAGTTGTGGCGGTCAACGTGGAGGTGGTGAGATGAACGACCCTAACACAGAATACATCTTATCCCTCTCCTACGGAAAAGACTCTCTCGCTTGTTTAGAAGCCTGTAGGCAGTTGGGCTATCGGATAGACAGAGTAGTTCACGCTGAGGTGTGGGCTACTGACACTATCCCTGCCGACCTCCCTCCGATGGTGGAGTTCAAGGCTAAAGCCGATGCCATCATCAAAGAGCGATACGGACTCACCGTGGAGCATATATGTGCGAGAGCAAGAGAGAAACTCACTTACGAAAGACAGTTCTATACAGAATGTATCAGTAAGCGATTTGGAAAACAATGCTATGGTTTCCCTGTTCGACAGCATCCGTGGTGTGTCGATAGACTCAAGGACAGAGCCTTTGACCTCGTGCGAAAAACTTACTTACGAGAAAATCTTTTACCGCCCAATGAAACGCAAGACTCAGAGAGAGAGAGAGAGAGCGGATTTACGGCTTTCCCATCCTCAGAGGGAATTGGTGTACGAGCAACCTCAAGCAACAGGCTTTGCGACTCGGTGGAGTCAGTTCTGCACAGGGGAACTCAAGAAACAAGCCCTTATGGATTTCCAATCTCGGTCAAGCGAGGGAATTGGTGTACCAAACTCAAACAGCAGGTTTTCAGATAGCACCCTTGCACAAGGTGCGAAAACAAATATTGTGCAGTACCTCGGCATCGCCGCAGATGAGCCTGAGCGTATAGCAAGGCACACTAAGCCTGGATATGCTCTCCCTCTCGTGGATATAGGATGGGATGAAGCATACTGCCGACAATGGTGCGAGGAGAACGACTTACTATCACCCATCTACACGGACTCAGCGAGAGGTGGATGTTGGTTTTGTCATAATCAAGGTGTGGAGCAGTTAAGGCTCTTACGCAAAAATTACCCGGATTTATGGGCTTTGTTACTGAAATGGGATAAGGATAGTCCTACAACATTTCACGCAGATGGTCATACAGTACACGATTTTGATACGAGATTTTTCCTTGAGGACTTGAATTTAGTTCCGACTGACCGAAAATTTCGATGGAAAATGTTGACCGAAAAGCAGGGCGAGATGTTGGATAATCTCTTAAAGTGACAAAAGTGATAAATTTTTGGTAATCTATCACATATGAGAAAAATTAAGGTATAAGTGATAAAAGTGATAAATATTTAGTAATCTATTACATATGAGAAAATATAATAGTATTTACTATATAAGAACTTGTGGAAAAATAATCATCACTTTTGTCACTCGACAGAAAAGGAGGTAAACCCCTATGGACGATAAGGAACTCTCTGAAATGGGAGAACAGATAGTCAAGCAGAAGCGACCTAAAAAGTCTGAGCAGATGTCTGTACAGACAGACCCCGGAGATAATTCCAAATATCTCTTGGTGAGTATGAAATTCGCAGGACTGCCTAAGGTTGATTTGAACAATCCTGCCGAGGTAGAGGAAAGACTCAATGCGTTCTTTCAAATCAACGCTGAGAACGATATGAAACCTACCATTGCAGGAATGGGATTGGCTCTTGGTATTGACCGCAGGAGATTGTGGGAAATCAAGAATGGAGTGGCTAAGGGAGGGCTTACACCCTACGAGTTGCCGACTGCGACTTTGGACTCGATAAAAAGAGCATACGAAATTGTTGAAAATTTGATGGAAAACTATATGATGAACGGCAAAATTAACCCTGTTTCAGGCATTTTCCTAATGAAAAACAATTTCGGCTATCAGGACAAGACCGAAATGGTACTCACTCCGAACACTCGCAACGACACCGACTACGATGCAGACGATATTCGCAAGAGGTATCTCACCGACTCTGCGACTATCGACTCTGACAGCGACTCCGACTCTTGAGCGACTTTCCGACTCTTGCGACTCTGCGACTTTGGAGCGACTATCGACTATGAAAACGAAAAAGAGCGGCCCACCCTCTCAGATTTTGGGAGCGTGGGTCGCTTTTTCGCAGGTTTTAGGGAAAATTTGGGTCAGTTTTGGGCTGATTTTGGGCGATGGTCTGAGGGTCTGAGCGTTTGCCCGGTTGCGTGGGCTGTCGTGGGCTGTTTTTCGTGTACCATCTCAGAGCCTGTATAATAGCCCCGTGAGCCGTTTTAATTGTTCGGTAGTATCTCTATACCCCTAAATAATAAAAGCCCTCAGAGAGCCGTTAAAATCCCTCAGAGAGCCGTTATATTTTGGTAGCCTGTGGGAGTTTTGCAACGTGGGAAAAGAAAAGCCCCGGAGCCGCTAAGCCCCGGAGCAATTTTATTTTGTCTTTTTGGTTAATTCTGAGAGTATAACCAACGGTAAAACCAATATACAAATTATAATCAAGCGTATTTCTCCCCCTCAGGTAAATTATTATATGTTGGAGTCTGTCGCACGGTCTGACGCATTTCTTTTATAGCGTTGTTTAATTCTGTTAGAGAGTCGTTATAATTTGCGTACCGTGTACACCATCCCGGAAAAACGACTACACAATCAAAATCGTTAATACATTGAGTTAAAAAGCGTTTAATCTGTGTTATTTCTTTTTGGGCCGCTCTTTTATCCTCCCACGAGTCAAAACACCACGAAAAATTAAATTCAATATCAATAGAAAATCCCTCATAATATCCCGGCTCAAGTGCAACGTGAAAATAATAAAATCGCTCTTTATCAAGTACAATTTTCACCTGCTCATAACAATCATTTATAAAATCGTTATAATACGGCTCGTCATAGTCTATATTATTACAGTCATAACCTATTGTTATATAGTCGCTCGTTTTGCAGTTAATTGTTCCCATTTTCGTTCCTCCAATTAAATATAATTTTCTATAATGTTTTGGTGTAAATCAGGTAAATCAATAACCCCCTGTAAATCAATCACGGAGTTATAAACAGCCTCAACAATAAAATCAAATGCTACAGTACAATAATAATCGTAATAAGTATTATATAATTGTCTTGCTAAATCTCTATAAATACCCATTTTTATACCTCCTCAGACAATTCAATTTTAATATTTGTCAATACATAATCCCACGATGTACCCCAATGGGTAACGCCCCAAACATAAATATCAAGAGCCGGAATATAATAAACAATTTCATCAGTTAAATCTTTTAGAATTTCAGCCCCTCTATCAGATATAATAAAATATTGATATATTTCTGGTTGATAATCCTGCTCACGCTCTAAATCGTCAATTTGTTCCTGTAAACCGTCAATTTGTTCCTGTAGTGCGTTGTATCGCTCATTATCACCATTTACGCAAACATCTAAATCACATTGTTGCATTTCTAAATCGTCAATTTGTTCCTGTAGTGCGTTTATTTCATCGCTATAATCAATATAGCCGTTCACCTGTTCAGGCTCGTTATACTCTCCGTTAATAGTAGCGTAAAATAAATTTGTCACGTTGTTGCATAGTACAGCATCAAAAGAGCGGCTCAAGGCTTTATAATCAATGTAGCCGTTTTTAATACCATAGTCGCTGATAGGGTAGCCGTAAAAGTGCGTTGATTTGTGTACATAGTTTTTCATAGGGTAGTACCTCCATTTAATAAAATACTTTGTTTTGATTTGTGCCGGGGGTAGTCTGTCAGGCTGTCCGGCTGTGTGCTATATCTCAGATATTTCTGAGTTCATACATAGTATATCAGATATATCTGAGTTTGTCAAGAGGTTTTGCAAAAGTTTTTCAGATTTTTCTGAGGTTTTCGCACGGTGTGTTTTCTTTTGAGTTTTCGCACGGTGTGCGGCCCTGCATCCCATCGCCCACAGAGCCGGAGCAGGTGCGACCCCGGAGGGGGAAGCGGAACAGGGGCAGGGGTCGGAGTTAGCCCTCTGAGTAGCCGAAAAATAAAAAAAAAGTTGAAAAATATCTCAGAAATATCTTGACAACCTCAGAAATATCTGCTATAATGATGTCAAACCAAAGGAGGTTATGATTATGAAAGCAACACAAGCCCTTAAAAAAGTAATGGAAAT